AAAGTATTGTCTATAACTTGTTCAGTAAATGGATTTTGATATGCTCCTATATCTCCATCTAATAAAGATTTAACATTTACAGATTGAGGGCCTTGTCCTGCTAGTTCATTTAATTGATTTCTAGGGTCAAATCTTAATGATTGGTCAAGCATGTTTTTATATTGACCTTGTGCTGCTAACTGGTCTGGAGTGAAACCGGCAACTCTATTGCCTGTGTATGGAGTAAAGGGAGTGTTATATACATTTAAACCCCTGTTATATAAGTCTGCATACCTGGCTGCTGTTGCTGGGTCTACTGAGGCTGTGGATGTAGACGAGTCTCCACCACCACCATCAAGTAAAGAAGCAGCAGAACCAAGTCCGCTAATTATTTGACCAGCAGAAGCTCCGCCTATAGCCGATCCTATTGCTGAACCAGCACTTCCCAATGCTCCACCTATAGCTCCGATTGCTGATGCCATACTATAACTCCTTTTCTATAAAATGTAATTTTTCAAATCCTAGGTGTTTAATTTTTCTTAGCCATCCTTTACGGCCACCTAAAAATATTTTTTTGCATCCAAATTGTTTTGCAACTTTTTCTACGCTAGAAAACATTTTTTCTAGCTCCTTATAATCTCCTGCACCAATCAAAATATTTAATACTTTGTAGCGAGGATATTCAGTAAAATAAGTTATCATTACTGAATTTTTACCGCCCCAAATATGTAATCTGGCTTGGCGGATATTTTCTTTAATATCAGTTAAATTATACATATCTTGGTGCTGTAATGCACGTTTAATATGATGCTCTAACCTATCAAACTCTATTTCCCAGTCTTCTTTAGACTGTTGCTGTTGCTGAGAGGTTTCCACTATCGTCAACTTCGACTTTATATTTTGTTCCATTTGGACTTATTAATACTAGCTCAGTTTGATCTGGGCCATTTGCTTCAATACGCTCTCCCTTTTTAAAGGTTAAGCCATCTCTATATTCTATTTCTGATACCAAGTAGTTTTGATATTCAGTATTAAATACGGGGCCTGGTCTTGTTAAGGCTCGTCTTGCCATTACCTACGCCCTCTTTTTCTTACGTTTAATCGTATCTTACCAACCTGAAATGTTTGGTCGGTATCACCTGTAATTTTCATTTTAACTTGTCTTGCTGTAAATCTTGCGTCTGTGTAACCATCACTATTAAAAGTAAATGTACCAAAATCTGTTTCTGCTCCTAGTGGTGTAAACTTTCCTTTAAAACTTAAACTTACTCCTGGTAATGCAGCTGCTTCTTCATCTGGAATAATCTGATTACATTGCACATAGTTATCACCATTGCCTATTTCTATTGGGCCACTCTCACAAAAAGGTACGGAGTTACCTAAATTTTCAGAGTTATTTAATGTGGTGCTATCGTGTTGATATATAAATCCAGAACTATCGCAAGCTATTGGAAAATCAAATACGCCTTGATCTAACCAACAACTTCTATCTAAAGTTCCTATACTCCATACATTTTCAACATAATTCCATATAACATATTTGTTTGGTATTTGTGAATCACCAGAGGCAAAGAAAAACCACATTTCATTGTAGTTAGAGTTATGTCCACCGCACGATGACTTTCTGTAGGTTGTATTTAGATTGTCATATATATAGTCATGCACATCGCATGATATTTCTTTAACTGTACCATCAAATATAAAGAATGAGTTTTCACCCATCCAAGTTAAAAAAGCTCCAGCTGTTACAACTGTTCTAGGACTTACAGCTTTACAGTTTGTTCCTGCATCCTGGATACCATAGATAAAAGGAGAACCTGTATAGTACATTCTAGCAATACCTGTATCGGTAAAGATAATAATATCTGTTTGCCATTTAGCAGCATGTAATACTCTGCCGCCTGTTGGTATTTGTAAATCACCAGCTGTATTAGTTGCTGCTGCTGTCCATGTTGTTAGTGTTTCTCTTGATGACCATTGCACCTTTCTAGGATCGCCACCAGCTCCATAGGCTACAACATGTCTTTCGTTTGTAACAAAAATACCCTGACAATTTATTGGTGCATTAGTTACAACTGTTGCAATAGAACTAGGAGAAGCTGGATTCCATTGATATATTTTACCATCCGATGATGAACAAAATATTAATAGTTCACCAAAGTTATCAAAAGAAAAATTATTAGTATTAAAATCTAAACCTGATTGTGAACGAGCATCACCATAATCTTCAACGCCCCAATGATATGCACCATAACCCAGTGGGTCTAGTGATGAGTCATTAACAAAGCCAGATGGTGTGATGTCATACCAGGTATCACCAACCATGACATATACTTTTTGTCTTGTGCCTACTGCTAATATATTCGTTCCATCATTGGTGATGTAGGAAAACATATTGGTTGGAGTTCCATCTAGGGCAGTTGTTTTTATTTTTTCCCAACCACCAATAGGTCTTAGATAACCATTTTCAAAACGTACTAAATTGCCATTAATCCATCTACCTTTATTTGCATACTCAGTACCGTTGGTAACGATACCAGCTGGCGGTGTGACTTGGATTAATGCCATGATTAATTCTCCAATGCTTCTACTTTTTCTTTTAGTATTTCTATTTCGGTTATTGCTTCTTGTAATGCTGCTGTGAGTAAAGGAACTAATTTAGATTGGTCAATGCCTTGCATTTCATCACCATCTTTTTCACCAGATATTGCTTCTGGAACTATGTCTTGTACTTCGTGGGCAAAGAAACCATCTACTATTACATCTGGCTCGGCTATAAAATTAAATTTGTATGGCTGTAATTCTTTTAATCTATTGATGCCATCTGATATAGCTACTTCATTTTCTTTTAGTCTATAGTCTGAGGCTGTATTATATGAAACGCTGGTATTAAGACCTCGTATTGTTCCTATTGAGTTGTTGCCATTTCTAAAGTGCATAAGTGTATGAGAAGCAGTACCCGAATAACAAATATTAACTGCTCCGTCTGGGTGCATACTTGCACCAATGGTTGATGCAGAAGTAACGCCATCTAATGCTTGTCCAATTCCTATGATTCCTGTACTTCCAATTCTTAGTCTTTCTTGAGCATTAGTATCAAATCTCATACTGTTGTCACTATGAGCATAATTTAACTGTCCAATATTATTGTTTTGTTCATCGCCAAAATTAATACTACTTTCAGAATCATTCTTGGCAAGAATTGTCATTCCACAGTTGTCATTATTTTCTAAAACCAATTCATCTGCATTACTATCAATACTACCGCAGTTTGTATCAGAATTTCTAATATGAAGTTTACCCATTGGAGAAGTTTCACCTATACCTACATCTCCATCATCTCTTATTGTTAAAGCAGTAGAATTATCTGTCTTAAAAGTCATTGTGTTTGAACTATTAGTATATTCAATAGAACCTACATCATTAGTATTTTCAACATCTGGACTGGTTTGAACTGCTTTGTTAAATTGAATTTTGCTAGTTCCATTTGGAGTGCTTGGGTGATATCCACCTGAGTGAAGTGTTAAGGTTGCATTAACACTATTGTATATTAATAAGTCACCTGTATTGCTATCTGTTCCATAACCATATCCACCATTAGCAATTTGTAATCCTGTTCCTGTTCCAGACTTAGTAACAACAGAGGCACCATTAGAACCCATACCAACTACTGTTCCGTTGTATACAAAGTTAGTTTCAGCTTCTAAAGTATTGGCTGTACCACTTCCTGTAATAACTTTATTGTCTGCATTATTGTTGATCGTTGTTCCTGATATGGTTGCAAAAGATAAGTTACCAGAGCCGTCTGTTTTTATAACCTGATTAGAAGTACCATCTGCTGTTGGTAGTTTCCATATTTGGTTAGCCGACAATGTTGGTGATTCAAAACCAACATAGTTAGAGCTATTAGTATCGGTAAATCTTAATGTGCCACCAATATTTAATCCAACGCCTGTACCACTACCATTGGATGAAAAAACTTGGTCAACTAAGTCTAGGTTTGTATTTAATTTTGTACCCCAGGTATTAGTAGAACTTCCTACTTCTGGTTTGGTTAAATTTAAGTTTGTTGTAACTGTATCTGCCATAATATTTTATTTCGTTAATTTGGATTTAATCCAATCAATCCACTCTGGTTTCTTTTTATTAATTATAAACCCAATAACTACCACTAGGATAATTATTTCAAAGATTGCTTCCATACTAAGAATCTAAAGTTTTAGTAATTGAAGTTGGATTTTTTTCATTTTCTATTTGTGAATCTAAATTTGCTTCTAAGTTAGCAACTTCTTCTTCGCCCATAGCGTCTATAACCCAACCTTGAACCATCTCTGATGTTACTTCATCAAAAGGTTTAAAGTTAGATAAATCAGATGTATCTATGCTTTGAGTACCATAAGATGATGCAGAGTATTCTCCATCTTCTTTAGATACTGACCAATGCACATTATAGATCACATCGTCATGCCCTTCTTCTTTAGGGTGTACGTCAACTGTTTTTACATTCCATTCCATTTTATTCTCCTGTGTTAAATTACTGCAATAATAAATGCTAAGAGTTCATTATACCTGACTCCTAACCTAG